AGGGCTATTTTTTGGTACTACTACGATTCTATCTAGTGGGATACGACCTTGACTGCTCAACGTTTGACGAATTTGTTGGTCTGTGCATGGATACTTTAACGTAGCATCAAGTATATGTATATCGCACAATTCAAATTTTGGAAAATCAAAGTTCTTTGCTGTTACTGGCAAATGCTTTGGCTTGCTAATCTTGTCTAAGTCAAACGCTTTAAGAGCGTGCTCTATATTGTCTAGTATTTCGTCTGTTAGATCAACGTTTGCAAGTTTAATCTTGAACTCGTATGTGTTTTCTGCTTCAGATTCCATCAAGTATGCTGTAAAATTTTTCATAAGGTAGAAATCCCTGGTTCTTTACTTATTTATGCTTAGATGCTTCTAAAATAGACTGGAGGAGAGCATTACGATCTAGGACAACACCTTTTCCGTCTACTGCTTTATCAGCTGGAGATTGATTTGCTGCTGCCTGATCTAATTTTGCTTTCTTGAGTTGCAAGTCAACCATTTTTAGCTTCTTGTCCATCTTTGCCATTTTTGCTGTGACTGCGTGGCCAAGCAATGTGGATGCTGACTGCAAGATTGGCCCACTGAATCGTGCTTCTACGTTCATTGCTAGATCAATCAAGTCTGTGAATGTGTTTTTAGCCAAGTCCGCCAAATCGTCCATCTCTGCATCACTTGCTTCTAAATCTCGCACTGTTGGTAGGGCTGCATCAATCTTGTCTATTGCTGTATCAAGTGCCACAAGCATCTGCTTATTATCTGCAATATGCTCTTCAGTTTCCTCAACTGTTTCTTCAGAATCAGTATTCATTGATTGACCTAGAACTGGTGCTGGTGGTAGGTTAAAGAGTTCCTCTAATTTGCGTGTAATTTTAACTCTCCTAAATAATAACTATGTATTTATTAGGATTACTTACGGCCGTTAGCAAACAGATCGTGTTCAGTCACTACACGAAATGTAATACCTTGTATCTTTGACCAGGCCCTGGCTGCTTGCCACTTTGCTGCATTGACCGCTACTCTAGCTATATCATAGCGGCTTTTTGCACTTTCCATTGCCACTTCTTTACTTGGCTTAATCTCTATTAGTTCAGCATGGTTCTGACCATCTTTATCTTGGTATATGATAAACAAGTCTGGGACGTAAGTTGTATTTCTACCGTTGAGTGGATTTTTATATGGGATACGAATTGATTCGCTTGCCCATTGGATTATGCTTGGGTGCTCGTCACAAAATCTAAAAAAAGCTAATTCCCAAGAAGAGCGATATCGTATGCTGCGACGACCCGCATATTTTTCTGGGTGTTTGGGAGTAAAAATACCTTGAGCATAGTTAGCAGCCATGTCTTAAAGCAGTATTGCGCGAGAAATATATTTGTTAGTTATTGGTGCGTTGCTTACACCAAGATAGCTTGTTCCAACACGGTTTAGATTCAAAAACATCGCTAGGTAAGCGTTGATTTGACCAGCTGGCATAGCTGCAAACTTTTGCAGGATAACCATTGGATCAAGATTCTGTGCTTTAGCTGTATAAATAACTGCTCTTGCCATTGCTAATGCACTCTCTTTGTTTGCCGCAGTCTTCTCAAAAAAGCTAATGATTGATTCATCAACATCTTGAGATACGTTAAACGTAGGACCAAAGAAATTGTTAAAGTAGCTTGATGTTAAATCTTGATTGACAGTATTGAGGTTATTTGATTGTGCCATTTATTATGCTACTCCTTGCGTAATGAAATTTTGTAAGGATGAATTTAATCCCGGATCAGTAATAGTAGCATTAGGCATAACATTAAATGTTCTAGTTCCTCCACCGACGGTCACGGTGGAGGGGAGAAGATCTTGCGGCATCGAGGAAGTTCCCATGTAGGTCGTCTTACCTCCAGTATCACTATCATAAGTTACTTGTGGCGTCGATTCTGCACTTACTTGAGAAGTGGTCGTAACATTTGACGGACCTTTAAGTTTTCCGATTAACGCTGCTGCACCGCCCCCGATATTTGTCATTAGTCCGCTAATACTTGGGATAGCTACACCACCAAATGGATTATTGCCAGTGGATCCTGATGAGAGGATTCCGCGACCAAGCGATAATGCCTCAGCCACTGCCATTGTTCCAAGATTTGCTCCCTTTAACCCGTTTGAAACACGGGCCCCTTTAAATAATGCTGCACCAAAATTTCCAGACATTAGATCTTGTGTTATTTCACTAGCGGAATCTAATACCCCACCTGGGCCTAACCAACTCTGAGTTCCACCACCCGCTGCTGATAATGGCGTAGGTCGTTTATCATAATGCAACTCGCCAAATCCTGTGACGGTGTTTGCAGTGATATTTCCATATGCATACAATACTGACTCATACTCTATGTTCATTGAATGCTGCATAGTTTCGCTGCTGGCTGATGAGTTATGCTCGCCGTGTTGGAAGCTTTTAATCATAGGATTTACTAGCACATACTCGCTAAACTTTTTATTGTGCAAGCTAAAAATTCTTATTGAAGTTAAATATGGTTCTTTAATATTTGTGCCATCTGTTGTTCCGCGAATCGTATAGCCCCAATCCTTATTTTGGCGGGTAGAGGTCAGTTCATTATGTGTGCTTGTATATGTTGCTAAATCTTGAGTCCCACCGTAGTCACTATTTCTATAGTAGTATGAATAATAGTCAAACCAAAAATTGCGGACAATGTCCGCACTATCGTCATGGAATGTTATTGATACTGGATCGTAATGTATCTTAGTTTGAACAATGTTGGGGCGGTTGTATGCGTTTAGCGTTTTAGTATCTATTGTAAATTTTGGTAGTGATATCTGTTTAACCATCAATCCCAACTCTGTTTGCTGCTTATTGTCACTCATCCCATTCAATTTGTTTGACGGTGTATTAATGTCAAAAAATACATGGTAGAGGAAGGAATTTTTAGGGGCTAAGTTATAGTTATCTACGACGAAGGTTTTGTTTGCGTGATCCCAATCTTTAACTGTGTCACCTTGGACGGCTTGATTTAATATGCTCTTAAAACTTTGGCCGCTACCTAGTGCGGTACCAATGGCTGATCCTATTCCTCCGCCCGTCTGACCACCAATGGCAGTGCCAATTACACTACCAGCTAAAGTACCCCCAAGAGCATTTAAGAAATCGCTTGCCATATAGTATTTATCGTTTTAATAAACATAGTATATAAATGAGAAAAGGGACCGTAGTCCCTTTTCATTATTGCTAAATGTGTTTAGCCTGTGATTGCCACACCTAATGTACGGCCAACATCAGTACCAATACCAGTACCACCAGGAGTTTGAACTGCGTTATCCATTAAAATGTTTAGTGTAATTTCAACTGGTTCATTTGCACCATAATCAGTATCGCCATATTCAACCCCAGAAATTAAACAACCATACATTTCCCAGGTTTCAAGTGTCGTTGGTTCATGGGATCCATTACCACCATCTAACATTTCTAAACGGGTAACAAACTTGTAGTCAATACCAGATGCTGCTGATGATTGTTCCATAAAGTCAAATTGCTTTTGAATCTGTTCACCAACAAGCTTGGATACATTTCCACCTGCATCATCACGCAATACGCAAGTAACTTGTTCCCACTTTGGTTTACCTAACAAGTTAACCTGACTGTTATAAACATGGACCTGGAACGTTTCAAACGTTGGACTAGGGCGTTTAAAGGTTTTAACTTGTTTTGTTAACTCTACCTTGTTTGAGCTAACACCGAAGTTCTCAAAAGAAACGCGGAAACGGAACTTCAACTTTGGCATTAGCAAACCTTGCGTTGAGGCGCTTTGGTTAGTTGCTAACGGAACTGTAAATTTTGTTAATGATGATATCGTCACAATAATATCTCCTTCTTGTGAATACGACTGCTATAACAATATTTAACAGATTTCTAAGTTTTTAACTCTATTTAGCAAAAGACATAAACATAGTAGTTAATGTGTAATCAGGCATTCTTCAACTGTGTCGTTACATAATCAATTGCTGACTGAACACTAGTAATTTGTTCAGCTAATTCATCTGGGATTTCACATTCAAACTCTTCCTCAAATGCCATTACTAGCTCAACATTGTCAAGCGAATCCGCACCCAAATCCTCTGTAAACTTTGACTCATTCTTAATGCTATCTAAAGGAACAGTTAGTTGCTCAGAAACAATTTTTTTAACACGATCTTCAATACTCATAAGTAAAATCTCCTTGTGTTTTATTTATAACACGAAAAACAAATCACAAAAAAGGAGCATCATAAATGCTCCTAGTTTGCTTCCCTTCCCTGAGAATATTTTTACTTGCCGCCAGCTTTGATACCACCTGGGTTCTTCAAGCGGATTGGGATATAAATAAACTCTACATCCTTCATTGGCTCAATTGCGATATCAACATACAATTCGTTACGTGCAATACGTCCGTTATCGTTATTGCTTTCGTCACAAATTACCAAGTAGTCATAAACACCACGTTTTGCAATCAAGTCATTCAATGCACTTGAAATCATCTGCTTAATTTGATTGCGGGTAATAGCATCATTTGGTTCAAACAAGAAGCCATCACCTACGTGTGATAATATTGTACGGATATAGTTAACCAAACGTGATACGTTAACACGGTCCATTGCACTTGCAACACCACTACGTGTCTTGTTACCAAAATTTGTCAAACCAATACCTGGTAACATTGTTACTGGGTTGATGTTTAACTGATACAATGCATCACGTAAGCCTTGGTTGATACCATTGCGTACAAAAGCACCTGACTGTGCATCAACATAACCAATGTCAGATGCGTTGTCAATCAAACCACGACGTGTTCCAGCAAACGCAAACCATGGGTAAGATACGTTATCGCTCTTAATAGCAGCACGAAGAATTAAGTGGCTTGCTGGCATAACGATTGTGTTACCTTGTAAGTCATTTGCTAAACCGCTTGGATAGTAGACAGCCATATATGGGTCAGCTGTCGCCAAACCATCACCATTTGTATTATTTGACCAAGCATTGATATCCATAATCTTAGCAGGGAGATGCATTGGTGTATCACCAATAATAAATCCTGTATCCTTGCGATCATTATTCAATTGAACCATGTTAGTGATAAGCTCTGGATAACCAGGACATACTAACAAGTTAAATGCAAATGTTTCTTCACGTAATGTATCGCTACCATCAATGGCTGCCTTTAGTGCCTTAACAACCATTGCACGTTGAGCTTTATGACCTGCAAATGGGCTACCGTCGTTTTGCAATCCACTTGACGTTACCCATGTTGCTTTCTGTGCTGGCAATGTGAAGTTAGGGAAAGCATGTTCATTGAAGTAATTGCTGACATAGTGCTTTACGTTAAATCCAGAACGACGTAAGTTAAACAGTAATGTTCCACGTGGATACAAACGGTGATCTGGTGCATCTAAATCAACGTAGTCGCTTACTAAAAGATCAGTGATAGCTGGGAATGCACCAGCTGCTGGATCTGCAGTTCCAGTTGCATCCCAACGTGCGTCAGCAAAAACAATACCATTTTGACTAATTACATCACTGTTGTCAATCAACTGCCATTTGTTACCAGTGTAACGTGAAATTACTGGGAAGTTTTCTAAATCACCAGTGTTAATCCACAAATCACCAGCTACAAGAGCAGTGTTATCTGATTGTGTTGTTGGTGCTAGTGGGGCAAGAATTACGCCTGCTGGATCAGTATTTACTAAATTAAATCCACGTGCATCACGTGACACATTTTGATATCCCTTCCAACCTGTCGTTTCATTGACCATAATATCAACATCTAATGGGCTGTTGTAGAACCACAATGTACCATCTGCTGGTGCTGTGTATGGCTGTGATGTTGAGTACGTATAGACGAGCGGTGCAAAGTTACTTGCTATAAGAGTTGAAGTACCTGGCTGTAGACGTAATCCATTTGTTGCTGAGGTGAATCCTGCAGTCGTCAATGGTGTGCCTGTAAAATTACCTAAATTTAATGTTCCACCTTGTTTGTGTGATATACTAATTGCACCATTTGCTTCTAATGCCGCACTAACGTCAGAAATATTCGCAGCTAAAATTGCACTAACAAAATCAGCTGGGGACGTGCCAGTTAATGTTACTATCGTGTTAGATGTTGAGGCAGACCCAGTTGAAGTAGACCTAATACCAAAAGCGTCACCAACATTAAACACCATTGGTGAATTTGGCACGGTACCAATAACCTTTAATGCACCTTGTGTCTGGCGAATAAATGGACGGTATGATACTGTTCCATTGTTTAGTGTATCTTGCTTGATAAACAAAGATCCAGCTTGAATTGCAAATCCTCCGGCATTTGGGTCTAATGCAAATATTGCTGAAGCTTCATTTGCAAATATTGGTGCAGTCAATGGAGTCCATACATCATTATTGGCATCATACATCTTAAATGATACGTTTACACCAGTACCAAGAGCTGATGTTTTTGCCCATACAGAACCTGTTGGGCGTGGTGTTACATCTGTTTCCCTCCAGTCCGGCACTTGAACATAACTACCGTATGATATCACTGGTGCTGCATAGGTACCATCAGTGATACCCATAGTAGCACCAGGAGTCGTTAAACCATCAATGATTGTAATTTTGCCATCTGCTGTTGAACCATTACTCTGTGATGCGCTGGTTGCAAACAATGCAACTTGGTTATTTACAACTGCTGCTGTTACACCAGTAATATTTGAACTGTTAATATTTGAAACTGCAACTGACGCCTGTGTTCCTGTGATAGTAACTGTTACTGTATTGATGCTGATTGTGCTACCTGGCGTAAAGGTTGGATTGAGCACTGTTCCTGTAACGGTTGGGAAGGCTTGCTGCCATTCTGGACTGCCAACCTGAACCCAAATGTTATCTGCACGTTTGTAGAAGACATAGTTGTTTGGGCTGCTTGCTATTACTGCGTATGAACCAATCTGGCCCACGCTTGCATTTGGCGTTAAAATACCGTTGATTGCTGTAGTAGCATTTGGTGATGTAATCAGCAATGGAAGGCGATTTACAAATGCTTGTGTAACAGCATTCCATTCATATATACCCCATGATGTGTTAGTTAAATCTAACCAGTAAGTACCATTAGTTGGTGTACCAATTGGGCGGACTGCTGTGCCTGTCAACTGATCAAGGTCAATATCAGCACGAATGATATATGCGCGATTACAAGAACCTAATGCACTATATCCAGTCATCAATCCATATTCATTGAGTTCATGACCATGTAATGACGTGCCTGCAGAACTTTGTTTGAATGTTGGGTAACCAAAATTAGTGATTAAATCACGTTGGCTAGTCACTGCTAATAGCTTACCTGCATTTGCTTTTGTTGTGTATGCTGCTGTTGAACCATTAAAAATCTTATTTTCTGCTGTTGCCATCAGGATGAATGGAACTGTGCCAACGGCTGTTGGGACATATTGGGATTCATCTGTGACGGTAATCTCTAGGCCTGGACTAACTAACATGAGTAACTCCTTTGTGACAATGTTAAAGATATTTATCGTATCATTTAAAAAATGGGCTGTTCTGCACTACTACATATAGCAGAAGTCAATAAATACGGTATGATGGAGAGAAAACTTTGCCCATGCTGTCGTGTTAAACCAGTCGCAGTCGCCTACCACAAGTATGGCAGGATCTACTATCGTTCTAGATGTTGGATTTGCTACAAGAAAAAGCGTAAACCGTTACCACCTGGGTGGCTGAAGTCTGGCTACACAAAGAAAGAGAAATGTGAGAAGTGTGGGTTCAAGTTCAGACACGCTGAACAGGCCCATGTGTTTCACCTGGATGGAAACGAGAATAATAACAACTGGGTCAATCTAAAAACTATCTGTGCCAACTGCGCTGTGGCAGTCAAGCACAGTAATCTACCGTGGAAAGCGTCAGGGCTTACGGCTGACTTCTAGCATGTGATCCACATACTCGTATAGTCGTTCCAGCGTTGCGTTGTTTTCAATCTCGTAGTCAAAGGGATAGCCAGCCCATTCCCACTCGCTGCGGTGTATGCCAGAATCTATCATATGCTGCTCTGCGTTAGGGTCAAATGTTACACGGCTAGCAATGTCCCACCACTCTGGCGGCAATCCTCGTGACACTTTCACTGTTAACGCATCTAGTGATTTGAGACTGTTGAGCTCGTTGAAAAATCGTGCATCACTGATGACGACATTGCCCTCGTAGTTGCGTAGCTTGTTTGCTAGGCTCAATACCCAAATATCTTGATGGAAATTGGTCCGCATAATCTCTGTCCCAAACTGTTGGAGCATCCAGCGTGGGCTAAAGTCTGGATTGCCCAGGCGCTTTGCCCACCATTCATCAACTTGTTCGCGCTCGTCGCGGGCTGCTTTAGTTTGCCCTTCTAACATCTCCCTCTGCCAGGAGAAAATTGCGGCCACTGCGTCTTTGAGAGAAGACGCAAACGACTCACGCTTGAACCCGTGCTTTTCAACCAAATATTCCGCGACTGTGTCCTTACCAGAACCAATGAGCCCACTCAAACTAATAATCATACTGTGTCCTTATAACTGTTGGTGTCCAAAGATTGTATCCTTGTTGTTCTTCTATAATCATCCATAAATCTTCATTGATCCATTTTTGACATTCTTCCCACGTCGTGTACTGATGAGCAATGCCGCCAGCATTCCTCCATTCTACACAATTTTCAGTCCTGTCGTCAATAAGTATATCGCCCTGATTGCAGTGCATCTGCTTATCAAACGAGTATGGGCCAAACAACACTGGAATATCTGGAAAGCGTTCATGTGCCCAATGTACTTTGTCATGAGCAACATAAGGGACGCTGTTATCATGTGGGATAGCAGTGAGGAAGGCTAGATGCCAATCATTCTTTTTTGCTGTTGCCCTTGCCCAGTCTACCAGCTCTACTGCACCAGGCAGCAGAGGTAGATGCCGGTAGAAGCGTGTGTGATTTTTAAGTGTATCCCAGTTTTGGGCAGGCATGTAGGTGCCTTTTGCCCATTCTGCTTGGAGATAGTTTTTGGCCTCAGTCATCCAATCTGCGACGACATCATCCATATCTAAATACAGAGATCTTTGTTTTGTATTATTTTCCATATGCTATATGTTAGCATATGAAAGTTTGTGAATCAAGTTTTTCGAGCGGATCTTTTGCCAGAATTTTGAACTATTGGGGATGATTTTTGCGTGTCTGGCGGCTCTTGTGATTTTTCAGTGGATATCATTTGCTTGCTGTTGTCGTGCCCATAGAGTGCTAACGCCATTGCCAGCGTCTCTTGATCCTCTTTGGAACGTGCCACTACTGTCAGGTTTTCACCAAAGGCGCTATCGTCTGAGAAGGTTATATCCCCTGCTGCTTTTGCTCGGGCTGCGGCTAACGCTAGGCCAAAGCGGTATTGAAGATATGGATCTTGATTCTTTAGGCCTGGCATTACATAAGTCGCTGGCATTGCGTTAGCGATTGCTTGACTTAGTGATCCCGTATCGTTCTCTTTGATGAATTCTTTTGCTCTCATTTACTTGATTCCATAATATGAACTTTAACTTCAATGCTGTCAGGCTGTGATAGCAGGAGTGTACCCAATACAGACTCTGCTTGTTGCTTAGATCCGAGAAATATGCTATGTGAAATATATTGCCCACCATAAGTAGCATTTTCGACTCTAGGCCAAACGTCTTCAGGATCGTTGTTAAACTCAAACTGTTTTATCGCATCTTCATCATCAGTATAGTAAATTTTTGTAACGGTTTTAGGTGTGGTAAATCCCCAGATGTCAAATCTTTCCCCGCTTATATCAGCATTAAGAATTGCGACACTACTACCTACCCCAACACTTAACTGATCGTATTCGTCATAACTTTTAAATTTTTGCAAGAATTGGTTTTGTGATATTGGTAGAGATTGTTCAACTAAACGGAATGCGGCATTTGCAGATCTACGCCAGTTTCTATTGTATTCATGTTCTAATCCAATTTCTTCACGCAACATTTTATCACGTGCTTTCATGTAATCAATAACTTCAGATTCTGACATCAACTTAGTGATGCGAGGTTTGAACAACTGCACATCACCTTTATTTGTTTTCAAAACTGGCTGGTTGTGTTTGTCCTTTTTAAACCCTTTGATTTCAGCTGGAGAATTTTTGAATTTCCCCTTAAGGATTCTGTCTCCAACCGCCAATTGTGGTGGCTGATACGTCGTGTTGTCGTCTTCAGTAATGAACTCCCAGGATTTCATTCTAACCTACGCACCAAGTTAAGGGTGTGCTTCCGTCCACGTATTGGCCCAAGTCTTTCATAAGCTGATCCATTTCTGCTTTGGCCTCTGTCTTTAGTGCTGTGCCGTTAAGCGTCGTTCCACCCTGCGGACCAGCGATTTGAGCAAACTTTTCACGTGCTTCACCAAGGCTATGCTTTGCTTTGGAGTATGCGTAATCTTGGATCCAAACGTAGGCACGATGGTCGTTTAGGATAGCTTGGTCTGGCTTGTAGTTATGCACCTTTAATAACACGTTTTCAGTGTCATTTGGGATCTTGCGATCAATGATAAGCTTCTTGGTAGCTGAGTTAAACTGGAATGTAATGTAGCCACCAAACATTGTCATAGTCAGCTTTTGGTAATCTACGAACAGCTCGTAGTTTAATAGCCCGCCAACACGGCCAGCGACTAGCATATAAGTGTTCAAGAAGCCTGAACTGAACGGTTCAAACTGACTTGCGCCGCCAGTTAGTCCACCTAAACCGCGACGGTAGATAGCGTGGACTTGTGTGATCTCTTTGGGCAGTATGTATTCCTGGGTGTCCTTAACTAAGTCAAGGAAAGCGTAAGACTCTTCTTCAGCGTGTTCGGCACGGGCACGATAACGTAAAAGTGCTTGACGAATCGCCATATCGTAGTGTTCACGGTCTAATTCCACATCAACCATTGAATCACCAAGGGAATAGCGAATGTAGTCTATGATTTCAGTTTTCTTATCAGCGATTGATCCCATTGTATTGGGATCTGCTGTGATGTGACCAGGTCCTGACATGCTGTTCTGCCTTATGTAATATAGTATTTATCACATAAGGCAGAACTGACTACATCATCATTCCACCTTCAGGATCAGAATGTCTGCGCTCAGGCGACCGTTCAGCTTGATCTCAACTGCACGGATATCCTTGAGGAATGTTCGCAGTGCCACCTTGCCAGCCTTAGCAAACTCCTTGAGCTGTTCGTCGGGCTTGCGTAGCGTTTTCTGCACACTCGTCCCTTCAGCGTATCCCACGATGCTTGTGCCTTTAATGCCCAGCGTCCCAGCGTGGCTGTCTGCAACATACTTGCCCAGCTTACGGGTTTTGACATTAAACACCCACACTGCTTGAGCGCCAATGATGTCAGCTGGATTGATGCTGACAACCTTGAGAAGCTTGTCTTCCTTCAAATATTTCACCTTGGCAATCAGCTTGTCTTTAGGGACTGGCTTCTTAACCTTAGCTTTAGCTTGCCGTGTTGCCTTCTTAACCTGAGCATACGAGTCTAAGTCAGCCATTAGCTTCACGTAAAACTCACCAATACGCTTCATGTCAGCCTTCTTCACGTGTGCGTATGCTTCAGCCAACTGCTCATCAGTGCGTTGGAACGCAATCGTGAGCTCGTCGATTTGCTTTTCAAACACTGCACGGATCTTACCAATCTGTGCTTGGGCAACGTTCTTGGTAGCCAAGTAGTCATAGACCTTAAACGTGGATGGCTTGTTCTTGAACACGTTGTCAACTTGGCCTTCGATTTCGCCGATTACCTCAGCGAGCTTTTCGTTCAAACGATCTTGGATCGTGGGCGCTTTGACCACGGTTTTTGCTGCCTTTGCTTTTTCCTTGATTTCTGGCAAAACGTCCTTGATAGCAGCCATAACCTTACCCAACACATACGCCCGGTGGCGCTCACGCATTGGCATGCCCTTATTCACCGCACGGCAAAGGCTCATTGCTGTCATAGGCAC